TACACCATATGTAGGGGAAGAACCTGTTTTTGGAAAGGACTTTGATTTAGATACTGTAGAACAAGATGCTATTGACTACGAAGAAAAGAATGCATATAGAAATAAAGACCCAGATAGACCACAATCAGATTGGGATAGATTTGCTGCACCAGATGAGTTAACAGAGAACGAATACAGAAAGAAACAAGGTATGTTAGCTATTCAAGCTATACAGAAACAAATAGAAAACATCAAGTATGGTTATTTCACTAAGATGACTCCAGGTGAAAGAGAACAAAGAGATGCAAGAATAGCAGAGCTTGAAAGAGAAAGAAATAGACTTATGGAACTCTATAGAGCTAGAGACTGGGCTCAAGGTACACCTAATGAAGAAGCTAGAAAGAAAGGTAAACAATTAGAACAATATGCAGTAGATAATAAACACAAGGCTGATAAAGGTCAGAAGGCTTGGGAAGAAAACAAACACAAGCTAGACCCTAACTTTGTAGGGATGATAGAGGAAACTATTCCGGGATTAGTAGATGATGCTGGACAGATAGTAGATAATGTACAAGATATAGTGATTCCAGGAATAAAGAAAGATTTGGATAAGGCTATGAACTGGATTGATAACCTAAAACCGTTAGCTCCATTTACAGATGCAATGAAGAAGTCAGAAAGTTCTGGTGACTATAAGTCTGTAAATACTAAGGGTTATATGGGAGCTTATCAGTTTGGAGAAGCAAGATTATCAGACTATAAGAAAGCTACTGGTAAAGAATTTACTAAAGAAGAGTTCTTAGGTAATAAAAAATTACAAGATGAAGTATTTGATTGGCATGTTGATGATATTAAGAAGTATATGTCTAAAACAGGATTAGATTCCTGGGTTGGTAAAAAGATACTAGGAGTAGAAGTAACAATAGATGGTTTAGTTGCTGTAGCTCATCTTGGTGGAAAAGCAGGACTAAAGAAATTTTTAGAATCTGACGGAGAATATAATCCAGCAGATTCATATGGAACAACATTAAAAGACTATTTACGCAAGTTTGGTAAGTAATAATGACACAGTTACAGGTAAAACTGCATGACAAGCAACGAGAAGTATTTGATGACCCACACAGATTTAGAATTGTTGCTGCTGGTCGTAGGTTTGGTAAATCTAGGTTAGCTGCTTGGTTATTACTAATAGAAGCACTACAAAGTACTAGTAAAGATGTATTTTATGTAGCTCCGACCTTCCAACAAGCAAAAGATATTATGTGGGGAGTGTTAAAAGACTTAGGTAAAGACGTTATATCAGCTGCACACGAGAATACTAGTGTATTAACACTAGTCAACGGTCGGAAGATATACTTAAAAGGAGCAGATAGACCAGATACACTCCGTGGAGTAGGTTTATCCTTCTTAGTAATTGATGAATACGCAGATATTAAGCCTAATGTATGGGAACAGATACTAAGACCAGCATTAGCAGACGTACAAGGTAGAGCATTGTTCATAGGAACACCAAAAGGTCGTAACCATTTTCACGATTTATGGGAATATGCAGAGAAAGAAGACGATAAAGATTGGGTAGCTTATCATTTCAGTAGTTATGATAACCCATTAATACCTGAATCAGAGATTGAAGCTGCTAAGAAGTCTATGAGTAGCTTTGCATTTAGACAAGAGTTTCTAGCTAGTTTTGAAGCAGCTTCTAGAGATATATTTAAAGAGGAGTGGTTACAATATGGAGATGCTGAAGAAGAGCCTGATGAAGGTAAGTACTACATTGCAGTCGACTTGGCTGGATTTGTGTCTGTGGATAAAAATGCAGGTAACAAGAATAGGAAACTGGATGAGACATCTATTGCAATCGTTAAAGTTCACCAAGAAGGATGGTGGGTCTCAGAAATAAGACATGGTAGATGGGATATCCATGAAACATGTAATGAAATATTTAATGCTGTACAAGAATATATGCCTTCAAAGATAGGAATTGAGAAAGGGTCATTAAAGAACGCAGCAGCACCATACTTAAATGATTTAATGAAACAGAACAACATGTATTTTAGAATTGAAGATTTAAATCATGGTAATAGAAGAAAGTCAGAAAGGATAATTTGGAGTTTACAAGCTATCTTTGAAAAAGGACAAGTTGTACTACAGAAAGGTGCATGGAATAAAGAATTTGCAGACCAATTAGTAAACTTTCCTAATGCACAAATGCACGATGACTTAGTTGATAGTTTAGCATATATACAGCAAATAGCTCAAACAGAAGTTGTGTTTGATAACGACATAGAAGAAGAATACCAATCACTTGACTTAGTGTCAGGATATTAAGAGGATTAAAGAATGGATTCAGGTAATAACCCACAGATAGGTCCAAATAAACTAGTAAGCTGGTTAAATGGACATCTCATGGATTGGAGAGATTCTAGAGATGATAATTATATTGATACATGGAAAGAATACGAAGCTCTATGGAGAGGTGAATGGAGAGCTGAAGATAGACTTAGAGAATCAGAAAGAAGTCGTATAGTATCTCCCGTCCTTCAAGAAGCTATTGAGAATCATGCATCAGAGATTGAAGAAGGAGTCTTTGGTAATGGTGATGATTTATTTACCATAGATGATGACTTCATGGATAAGGATGCTAAAGATATTGATTACATGCAATCTTACATGAAGCAGTGTTTTAAACAAACAGGATTAAGGTCTCAAGTAGGAGAAGTAATATTATTAGCATCAATATATGGAACAGGTATTGGTGAAGTAGTTGTAGAACAAACAAAGGATTATGTACCTGCAACAGAAGTTATGGAAGAAGTAGATTCTGTAGCGGTCGGAACAAAGTCTAAAGACAAGGTTAGAGTATATTTAAATCCTGTTAGTCCACAAAACTTCCTTATCGACCCTAATGCTACTAGTATTAAAGATGCAATGGGATGTGCTGTAGAAGAATTCGTATCTGCACACCAAGTAGCTAAGAATATGGAAGATGGAGTTTACCTTAAAGCAGATTTAGGTGGAACTTCTGTAATGGAAGGAGATTTAGATGAATCTTGGATAGATGAAGACTATGACCAAGATAAAGTTAAGATTGTAAGGTATTACGGTTTAGTTCCAGAAAAGTTATTAAATAATCCTGAGAATGGAGAATTTTATGAAGGAACTGGAGATATACTAGAAGAGTATGGTAATTTAGTAGAAGCTATTGTAGTTATTGGTAATGATAATGTATTATTAAAAGCTGAACCTAATCCATACATGCTAAAAGATAGACCTATTATAGCATACCAAGATGATACTGTACCTAAGAGATTCTGGGGTAGAGGCATTGCAGAGAAAGGCTATAATATGCAGAGAGCTATTGATGCTCAGTTAAGAGCTCATTTAGACTCATTAGCATTGACTACTGCACCAATGATGGGCATGGATGCTACACGATTACCTAGAGGTGCTAGATTTGAAGTTAGACCTGGAAAGACTATTCTAACTAATGGAGACCCTAGAGAAGTTTTACAACCATTTCAGTTTGGACAAACAGATACATCTAATTTAGAAACAGCTAAAATGTTTCAAACAATGTTGTTACAAGCAACAAATACAATGAGTACACAAGATGATGTTAAACAAGCAGCTGGTGGAGATTTATCAGTAGCATTAGCTACAGTCTTGAAGAAGAATAAAAGAACATTAGTAAACTTCCAAGACAACTTCTTGGTTCCGTTTATTACTAAAGTAGCACATAGATTTATGCAGTTCTCACCTGAAGAGTTCCCTGTTGCAGATTACAAGTTTGTAGCTAACTCATCATTAGGTAATCTAGCTAAAGAAGTAGAACAGTTACAGTACTTAAATCTATTAAAAACATTAGGACCAAATAGTCCTGTAGTTCCAATATTACTAGAAGGTATTATAAATAACTCTAGTTTAGAGAATAGAGCTGTAATGATTGAAACATTACAACAAGGACAAGAAGCACAGAAACAACAACAAGCTCAAGTAACACAACTTCAGATGGGTCAAGCTCAAGCAGAGATAGGTCTTAACCAAGCTGAAGCACAAGAGAATATGGCACAAGCTCAAAAAGCACAGATGGAAGCTCAGATGATGCCTAAGGAAGTACAAGCTAAACTTATGTCATCATTAGCTAATAACTTACCTAGTGAGTCAGATGAAGCTGAAGCAGAATTTAAGCGAAGAAAAGAAGTAGCAGAACTTATGCTTAAGCAAGAAGAGTTACGAATTAAACAACAAGACATGATTGATAATAAAGAGATTGTTAAGCTACAGATGCAAGAAAAGCGAAGAGCTTAATATATGGTAACATCAAAGGTGACTTGCTTAGCTCTCACCTGAATTTGTTCTTTTAACTTAAACTTAGGAGAATAACAAATGAAATGGACTACACCTCAAGCAACAGAAATGAGATTTGGTTTTGAAGTTACGATGTATGTAATGAATAAATAAGGATATTATGGATAAGGATTTACAACAATATTACGAAGACAGATTTACAATGTTTACTACAAAAGGATGGAAAGACTTAGTAGAAGATATTGAGAAAATCAAAGCAACAATTAAGATTGAAGATATACAGGATGAGAAAACTTTATTTGCTCGTAAAGGTGAATTAAGAATCATGAACTGGCTAATCAATCTGAAGGATGTTTCAGAACAAGCACATCAGGATTTAAAGAATGAAGATACTGTTTGATTTTGAATGTACGGATTGTGGAGTATTTGATAAGATTATTGAATACACTACAACAACAGATTGCCCAACATGTGGTAAAGAGTCTAAGAAACTTATTAGTGCTCCTAACATAATGTTAGAAGGTGTATCTGGCGACTTCCCCGACGCACATGCAAAGTGGGCGAAGAAGCACCATGCTCTTAATGAAAAGCAAGAGTATTAACTTTAACTAGAGGTAAATAAGGGTTAGTCTCCTTAGTTATCTCCCTATAATGCTTTTAAGCACAGGAGAATAATATGGCTGATATAATAGAAGAAGTAGAAGAAGTAGTTGTACCTGACCAACCAGTGGTAGAAGACCAAGAGAAAGTAGAGGCAAAACTTGAGAAAGAGCTTACACCAATCAAGGAAGACCCAGTTGTACAGGAAGAGACAGCTACAGAAGAAGAAGATGACTTACCAGAGAAGTATAAAGGGAAGTCTGCTAAAGAGATTGCAGAAATGCATCAACAAGCTGAAAAGCTTATTGGCAAACAAGGCTCTGAGGTGGGTGAACTTAGAAAGGTAGTTGATGACTTTATTTCTACACAAACTTCGAAAGAATCACAGACTACAGAAGCACCTGTAACAACAGAAGAGTTTTATGAGAATCCAGGTAAGAATGTAAACAAGGCAATTGATAGTCATCCTGCTATTAAGGAAGCACAGAAAGCAGCTAAAGATATGAAGCGTACTGCTACATTAACTAGGCTGAATGCTGAGTATCCTAACTTAGAGGAAACTGTTCAAG